CGAGGTTGCCATGCCCACCGTCCGCCTGGTCTGCCCGTACAACGACGAGGTCACGCTCTGCGGGACCTGCGGCGCCTGGCACGCCCACCGCGTCGAGGCCGTCCCCCAGCGGGGCCGCCGCGCCCAGTGCGAGCGCCACGGGGTCGACCTGATCCCGACGTCCATCGTCGAGCGCGCCCGGAGGGTGGCGGCATGACCCCGCGCGACGTCTGTCCGGGCTGTGGTGCGCCCGAGGGCTGCTACCACGAGCGCGGCTGCAAGGTCGTGCCGTTCGGCCTTCGGCCGTGCTGCTCGACCCGCATCTTCCTCGACCAAGAAAGCCCGCACGCCGCGACCTGCCCGGAATGGGGCGCCCAGCCGATCCCGGACTGGGCCCTCCCGAGTTTCGCCCGCGACCCCTGGTATGACGTGAAGTGGAGCGTGGCCGCATGACCTGGCAGGAGCGCCTCGATGCCGTCCTGGCCGAGGTTCGAGCCGAGTTCGTCCGGGCCCGGACGGAGCACCCGCCGATGCACTCGGCCCACGAAGGCCACTCGGTCATCCGCGAGGAGCTGGACACCGAGCTGTGGGCCCACGTCTGCGCCGACACGGGCGACTCGCCCGAGGCGCATCGCGAGGCCGTCCAGGTCGCGGCGATGGGCGTGGCCTATGCCCTCGAAGTGGCACCCCTCCCGGAGGCAGCGGCATGACGACCTTCGAGCTGTGGGGCTGGGTCCTCTCGATCACCGGCCTCGTTGGCATCTGGCTCGCCGGCGACAAGCGCACCTCGGGCTGGGTGATCCTGCTCGTTTCCGAGGTCCTCTGGGTCGTCTACGCCCTGACCACCGGCCAGCCGGGGTTCCTCCTGGGCTCGGTCGCCTGGGGCCTCGTCTACGTCCGCAATATCGCTCAGTGGCGTCGCGAGAAGCGCGCCCACGAGGCGCTTCGTGACGCCCAGTTCGACCTCGCGCTCGGTCTGGCCCCCTTGGCCGTGCTCGACGTTGACGCGGCGCTGCACGAGCTGGAGACCTGACACATGGGAATGACCGAGTTCTTCGGCCGGATGATGGGCGCGACGCCCAAGGCCGTCCTGGTTGAGGCGACCGGCGAGACGATCGTGCCAGGTGAGGATGATGACCTCTGGCGCCCGCTCAACGGCGGCCGCCGGCGCGACCTCAGTCCGATCGAGCAGAGCAAGGCGCGCAAGATCAGCGTCTACCTCTGGCGCCGGAACCCGATGGCTCACCGGCTGATCGAGCAGATGGCCGACTTCGTCGTGGGCGATGGCTTCAAGCCGTCGGCCGACACGGACGCCGGGCAGCGGATCGTCGAGGAGCTGTGGGCCGACCCGATCACGAACCTCCGGGCTCGCCACCGCGACCTGTTCCGGGACCTCTCGCTGTTCGGCGAGCTGGCCGCCCGGGTCAGCGTCAACCCGACCGCCGGCCGGATGCGGCACGGCTTCCTCGACGTCGAGCGCATCGACCGGATCGAGCTGGACCCCGACAACGTCCTGGTCGACAAGACCCTCTGGCTGAAGGACGAGCGGGGCATCGAGCCGACTCCGCTCCCGATCTACACCTGGGACGACGTGACGAACCCGGGCGAGGGCCGCTGGGTCGGTGAGGCGTTCTACCACGCGATCAACCGCCTGACCGGCCAGACGCGGGGCACGCCCGACCTGTTTGCCATCGCCGACTACGTCGACGGCTACGACCAGCTCGTGTTCAACGCGCTGGAGCGGTCGGGGCTTATCAACGCCTTCCTGTACGACGTCACCCTGAAGGGCCTGGACGACACCCAGATCGCCTCCTGGGTCCTGAAGCATGGCACGGCTCCCCGGCCGGGCAGCGTCCGCGCCCACAACGAGAGCGAGACCTGGGCCGCCCTGACCCCGCAACTCGGCGCGGCCGACACGGTCGAGCTGGGCCGGATCGTCAAGAACATGGGCCTCGGCGGCGCCGGCGTCCCGGAGGCGTGGTTCGCCGAGGGCGACAGCACCAACCGGGCGACCCTCGTCGCTCAGGGCGACCCGACCTACCGGATGCTGAAGGCCCGGCAGGACCTCTGCCAGGGCATCGTCAAGCTCTGGCTCCAGGTCGGCCTCCAGCACGCCAGCGGCATCCGAGTCCCGACGGGCTCGCTCCCGGAGGTCCACGTCGACGTCCCGGAGATCAGCCAGAAGGACCTGACCGGCGTCAGCCAGGCCCTCCCCCAGATCGCCAACGCGATCGTCGCCGCCATCGGCGAGGAACTGATCGACCGGAAGTCCGGCCGCAAGGTCTTCCTCCAGGTGGCCGGCCAGCTCGGCGTCGAGTTGGACGAGGCGACCGTCGAGAAGGCGATCGAGGAGGAGCGGGCCGAGCGCGAGGCCGAGGCCGAGATCGCGGATACCGAGGCCGCCCTCCGGGCAGCCGCGGGTCTGACCCCCGCCGGGATGCTCCAGCCGAAGGGCCAGCCGGTACCGCCGGCTCCTGGCCCTGTCGCCGGCGTCCAGGCGGGCGGGCCCGTCCAGCCCGAGGCGTAACTCGTTGGGGTGATGCAACGGCAGCACCGCCGTCTCCAAAACGGTCGGTCGAGGGTTCGACTCCCTCCACCCCTGCCAACTCCAAGGTGAGCGATGGCCGACGATCGACAGTCGTGTGCCTGCCCCTGCGACTGCGACGCCAAGACCGAGCACCCGAGCGCGATCTGCTGGACCTGTCGAGACGGCGCGCATCGTCCTAGCCGGGCGGTGCGCGCTCACCTCGCGGCCGGCGTCGTCGAGTGGTTGCGCCTCCAGCCCGGCACCGGCGGTTCGTCCGGCATGTCGCCCAAGCAGGTTGCCCACGTCCGCGAGGCGTGGAACGCCTGGCACGCGTCCAAGCCTTGCCCCGTAGGACGGTGACCCGATGGCCGATCCCCTGAGCCTCGCCCACGAGCGGGCCATCCGCCAGGCCTACAAGGTCGAGCACGACCTGTACCGGGTCGAGACGGCCACGATCGCGGACATCCGGCGCGAGCTAGAAGCCACCCGGGCGTCGACGATCGCCGTCCTCGCCACGGCTCAGAAGGACTGGCAGATCGCCGAGGCTCAGGCCATCATCGGCGAGATAGAGCGCCAGCTCCGGGCCTGGCAGGCGGTCGCGGCGTCGATCGCTACCGGCCGGCTCGCCGACGTCTCCGACCTCGGCGTGCAGCAGGTCATGTCGGCCCTGAAGTCGGGCGGCGGGATCGAGCTGGGTCTCACCCCGGCGATCCCGACGGACTTCGTCGCGGTCGCCTATCAGACGCTTCCGCTCCTGATTACCGACGTCGCCTCGGACACGATCAAGGGCGTCGGTTCGATCCTTCGCCAGACGGTCCTCGCCCAGCAGTCGCCGTTCGAGGCGATGAAGCAGGTCGGGACCCTCACCGGCAAGGGTCCGTTCCGGACGGCCTTCCTCCGGGGCGAGACGATCGTCCGGACGGAGTACGGCCGGATCGCCCAGACCGCTAACTACCACACCCTCTCGACCCTCGCCCGCGACAACGACGAGCTGAAGAAGGAGTGGAGCGCGGTCGCCGACATCCGGACCCGGGCCAGCCACGCTGCGGCCGACGGCCAGATCGTCGACCCCGACGCCGACTTCAGCCTCGGCGGTCACCCGGCGAAGTACCCCCACGATCCCCGCCTCCCCGGCTCCGAGTCGATCGGCTGCCGCTGCATCAGCGTCCCGTACGCCGAGAGCTGGGGCGTTGGCGCTCCGAAGTCGGCGGCCGCCACGGCGGCCCCGTCTGCCTCGACCGTCCGAGCTGCCCGGGCGGCGCTCGGCCCGGCCTTCGGCCTGAAGGGCGGCCAGATCACGATTGCGGGTCGCGTCGCGACCCCGGCCGAGATCGAGCGCATTCGCAAGGGCGCCGTGGCCGCGAAGGTCGATGCCCGTCAGGTCAAGGCGGCCCAGCGCCAGAGCGACGTGATCGCCAAGGGCATCCGGAGCGCGCCGGCGCCGAAGCCGCCGGTCGCGAAGCTCGGCCAGCCCTACCCGACGAAGCCGCCCCACCCGGAGACGGGCTGGGCGGAGCCCGTCGGCACCGTCACCCTGAAGTCGGGGCTGACCGCCAGCGTTCGGTCCTACGGCGATGCCGTGCCGGGCGGCTACAACGGTGGGTTCGCTGCCTTTGATCCCAAGACCGGGACGCGGATGGGCCACCTCGACTACCAGTCAGGCGGCGACCAGCCTGTCCTGATCGCGATGAACGAGGTCGCCCCTGCCTACCGGGGCAAGGGCGTGTCGGACGCGCTCCTGGCGCGGCTCACCGCCGAGTTTCCTGGCCAGCAAATCTCGCCCGGGATGATGACCGAGTCCGGGTTCCGGTGGTGGGAGCGGGTCAAGGCCTACGTTCCCCACGCCGACGCCGAGGCGACGGACTGATGAGCTACCTCGTGTTCGAGAAGCAGGAGCGTCCGGCTGATCGCAAGACTGATCGTTGGGACGTCCAGTCGCGCGACCACGGGTCGCAGCTCGGGACGATCGCCTGGTACGGACCGTGGCGCTGCTACGTGTTCGAGCCCGAGTGGGACACCGTCTGGAGCGTCGATTGCCTCCGCGACGTCGCCGCGTTTATCGAGGCGCGCATGGCCGAGCGCCGCTAGACCGTCGTCGCCACTCCGTACCAACGGGGGGCCGCCGGTCCGATCTCCCCCACCGCGTAGCCCGCCATCCGCGCCACCTCCAGGGCGACGTCGCACGCCGCCCGGATGTCGGTCGCGATGAACGCGGGCAGTTGGACCACTGCTACCAGTCCCGCCTCTATCTGACGGTGGGACGCCGGGCCGATCCCGGGCGCCGCGGGCGCCCACGTCCCGTCCACGACCACGCCGGTCCACGACCAAGGGGCCTCCGAGTGGACTCGACGCAACTCCGCCAACGCGTCCCGGTAGATCACCCGAGGAGGGTAGGACACAAATGAGCAACCTGACAAGGCGCAGCGAGAAGGCGATCGTCACCCGGCGGACTCGCGCCTCACGAGCCCGAGTGGTGCCGCCGCCTCCCGACCCCGCTCTCATGGACACCCTGACCGAGCGTGCCGATCCCGACCGCCCGGTCGTCGTCATCCAGCCCGATCAGCTCGCCGCTGGCGTCGAGCCCGTGCTCCCGGGGCTATGTGCCTGCGGCGCCCAGCTCCAGCCGCACGACCCGCTGCCCAACATCTGTCCCATCGAGCCCGAGCCGCCGGCCGACCCGGCAACGCCCGAGCCCGACCCGGTCTCGGCGGCCGCCGAGAAGATCGCGATTGCCACGGCCGGTGATCCGGCCGTGGTCGAGCAGCAGCTCGTCTCGATCCTGGCGGCCGAGGTCGTGGCGCTCGACCTGCACGCCGAGTGCGAGGGCTTCGCCACCCGCGCCCCCGAGGACCCGCTGAACCGGCTCGAAGCCGACGAGAAGGTCCTCGCGATGAGAACCGACGACGAGGGCCGCCTGCTCGCGTTCGTCACCAGCTTCGGCCGCAAGGTCGCGCTCGGCCCCGATGGGACGTACGCGGTCGTGATCGGCCCCGACTTCCCGGCCCAGCCGGAGGAGTCGAAGGAAACGGAGAGTGCGGATGCGTGAGCTGATCGAGGCTCTGCTCCGGGATCAGGTGGCCTCGATTGGCGACGCCCGCCTGATCGAAGCCGAGCTGATCGAGGCCGGCGCGAAGCACGCGAGGCTCGACCTCACCCGCCTGCGCGAAATCCTCCGCCTCGTCCGGCTCGTCATCGGGCCGTACAGCGAGGAGGAGAAGGCGGAGGCGAAGGCCGAGCTGGACCAGCTCGCCGCTGAGGCCGGCGCACCCGCGCCGGAGGGCGAGTCGATGGTCGAGCGGGCTGCCCGGGCCGCGATCGCCAAGGCCCAGGCAGTGAGCCCGCCCGACGGCGAGCCCGTGCCGGCGTCGACCGAACCCGCGCCCGCGGCAGCGTCGGCGTCCCCGCCCGACGGCGGGGAGTCGAAGCCCAAGGCCGAGGCGAAGGCGAAGGCCGCGGCCGAGAAGGCCACTGGCCGCAAGGTCACGGTCACGATCGCCGAGGCGGTCGATCCCGACCAGGTCAGCCTGATCGAGTCGGTCGAACCGTCGGGCAAGGTCTGGGACGTCCTGGCGATCCGTGCCGGGACGTCGATCAACGGCAAGCGATACCGCCCGGAGGTCCTCCGGGAAGCGGTCGATCGTGGCACGTTCGAGGGGGCTCGGTCGTTCGCCGACCTGCTCCAGGACCACGGCCTGATCGCCCCAGGTGTCAGCACGGCCCGCCGCACGAGCATCCGCTCGCTGGTCGGCTGGCACGACAACGCCCGCTACGTCGAGTCGATCGACCTGCCGGGCGGCAAGGGCAAGGCGACGGGCGTGGTGACGCGTTACCACGTCATCGACCCGGCCATGCGGATCACGCTCGCCGAGGCGTGGGAGTCCGGTCGCCCGGACATCATCGGGTTCTCGATCTACGGCGACGGTCCGACGCGGGTCGTCAAGTCCGGGAGGACCCACCTGCTCGACGTGGAGCGCATCGACAAGATCGAGTCGATCGACCCCGTCGCCAATCCTTCAGCCGGGGGCCAGGCCCTTCGGCTCGTCGCATCCGTGGAGTCACAAGTGGACCCCTGCTCGAAGTGCGGCTCGACGGTCGAAGGTCATACCTGCTCGACCGCTCCTGACGTCTCGAAGATCGTCGAGGCTGCGGTCGCATCCGCGATGGCCCCGATCACCAGCACCCGCCTGATCGAGGCGGCGCTCATCGAGTTCCCGAACCTCCCCGAGAAGGCCAAGGCCCGCGTCCGCGCGGCCACCGTGGCGAGCGCCGAGGAGGCCAAGAAGCTCATCGAGTCCGAGGCCGAGTACGTCGCGGCGTTCGCGCCGGCGCACGTCAGCGGTGCCGGGCCCGCGAAGGTCACGTCCGACCAGCGCGACAAGCTCGTCGAGAGCCTGTCCGACGTCCTGGAGGGCAAGGCCCATTCGATCCGGAAGGTCTACATCGACCTGACGGGCGATGACGGCATGACCGGCAAGCTCCAGACCTCGGGCCGCCTCGTCGAGTCCGGCCTGATCGAGTCCGCGATCATCAGCACGACGTTCGCGAAGCTCACGGCCGAGGTGTTCAACAAGCGCCTCATGGCCGAGTACCGGCTCCCGGGCCTCGATGACTGGCGGAAGATCGTCTCGGCGACCCCGCCGGCCAACGACTTCCGCGACGGCAAGATCGTCATGGTCGGCGGCTACGCCAACCTGCCGGTCGTGGCCGAGGCCGGGCCCTACACGGCCCTCGCCGAAGCCGCCGAGGCGGACGTGACGCAGCCGAAGGTCGTCAAGTACGGTGGCACCGAGGACCTGACCCTCGAAGCCATCGCCAACGACGACGTCCGGGCGTTCCGGCGCATCCCGGCCAACATGGCCCGAGCTGCCAAGCGGACCCTCCGCAAGGGGGTCTGGGACGTCCTCGCCACGAACGCGACCTACGGTGACGGCGGCGGTCTCGCCCTGTTCCACGCCTCCCACGGCGGGAACCTCGGTGCGACGGCCCTGTCCGAGGCCACGATCAAGGCGGCCCGCCAGGTCATGCTGAAGCAGGCCGACCTGGCCCAAGGCAGCGAGCGCCTCGGCATCGCGCCGCGGTTCCTCTGCTACCCGGTCGACCTGGACGACACGGTCCAGACGATCCTGGGCACCGACAAGGTGCTCGGCTCTGGCAACAACGACCTGAACGTGATCCGGCGCTACGGCCTGGAGCCCGTCATGGTCGACTACTGGACCGACGCGAACAACTGGTTCCTGGTCGCCGACCCGGCCCAGTACGACACGATCGAGGTCCGGTTCTTCCAGGGTCGCGAGGACCCGGAGATGTTCCTCCAGGACGAGCCGACCGTGGGCGACAACTTCGCCAAGGATGCCCTGACCTACAAGATCAGGCACATCTGGGCGATCACCCTCGTCGACTACCGGCCGTTCTACGGCGCGATCGTCGCCTAGTCCTGACGGGCTGAACCACAGAGCCCCTGCCTTTGGGCGGGGGCTCTGACCTTGCCCGGAGGGCGCCACATGGGCCGATACCCGATCAAGAACCCGCTCCGCCCGAAGGCGAACCTCTCGGGCGCGGGCACGACGTACTCCCCGACCTTCGGGTCGGAGGACTTCGTCGACAACAAGTACAGCGCCATCCTCGACAGCAATGCCGGCGGTGGCACCACGCCGACGCTCAACGTCAAGCTCCAG